GGGCGCGCGCGATTTTGAACCCAAATTTTTGGGATTTTCGGGTGGGTTAACGGGGCCCAGCCTTCCGTCCGTTTTTTTTCTTGTTACCCAAATTAACCTAGTGCCGTTCATTCCTCTTAAAATTGGTTAAGAGGTTAAAATATGGACTACCAACGCCATCAACATTCCTACGGCGACGACGAATTGGTGACCGGGGCCAAGATCGCGGAGCAAATTGGCGTGTCTGGTGCCGCGATTTCGAAGGCGACCGCCAAGGGGCGTCTCGATACTTTTCGAAATTCGCGCGGCGAAAAATGCTACCACAGGGTCGTTTCTGCACAGCAGTGGTCGCTCAAAAAGGATCGCAGCAAGGTCACGACGCCGACTCGCGGGCAGATGGCGGCCGGTTACGACAATATCGACGCCCAGGCGACCGCTCACATTATCGGAAACGAAAACCCGCAGGCCCCGCGCCCTGTGTCCGCTCCGGTTCAGGGAATCGATTTCGGATCCGTCGTTCATGAGCGGCAGGAACTGGAGGTGTCGAAAGCCGAAAAAGAATTCCACATGGCGCGTTTGGCGAAGCTCAAGGCCGACGAGCTGGAGGGTCGCCTAGTCGATAAACAGACCCTGTTCCTGAAGGCGTTCCAGATGGGTGCCATGATCCAGGAAAAGGTCATGAACATGTACGTCCAGCTTGCTCCAAAGATTTGCGGAATGCTGCAGGAACAGCTTGCAGCCGCGAATATCGAGGCCGAAAAACTGCGTGTCGCCATGAAGGATTCGAACCATGAAATTGGCGAGATTATTCGAAAGGAATCGATTAACGTGCTCAAGGACCTGAGCGAACGCACTGCGGAGAATTTCTTCGATTGATGTCTGGGGTGCTGACAGAGCCGACCGCTGTTGCTCGGAAATCCGAAAATACGCTGCCGTTTACTGGCAACGTAGATTTTTGCCTTGATGGCTTGATCCATGGCCTGACCCCTCCAAAGGATCAGACGATTAGCCAGTGGGCGGCGGAAAACCGTTTGCTGGCGGGTGAAGCTTCGGCGTCGAAAGGTAAGTGGACCAATGACAGGACCCCTTACCTGGTCGAAATTATGGACATGCTGAGTCCGCAAAGCCCTTGCAGCGATGTCGCGTTCATGAAGGGCTCGCAGATTGGCGGCACGGAGTGCATGATCAACGCGGCGCTCTACTACATGCTGCAAAGCCCGTGTCCGATCGGCCTGTACCAGACGACGGACGATGCCGCGGCCGATTTCGAGCGCCAAAGGCTTGCGCCGACGTTTGCCGCCATGAAAATGGACAAGTATTTCACCAACGACACTGCCGGCTGCAAGGAATACCCGGGCGGAATCTTCTTCTTGGGTTCGGGCGGCTCCGCGTCGCAGCTCCGTTCGAAGCCTCTGCAAGTGGTGTTGTGTGACGAAATTTCGGGTTGGCCGCTTGACTGCAACGGCGAAGGCGACCCCTGCGACCTGGTGAAGCGAAGAACGACCAACTTTCCGCGTCGAAAGCGCTTTTGGACTTCGACCCCGACCATCAAAGGCAAATGCCGAATCACCAAGAAATTCGAACTTGGTGATCAGCGTTACTACAACGTGCCATGCCCGCACTGCGGCGAATTGCATGTGTGGGAATTCAAGAACATGGTGTGGGATCGCGACGAAAATGGCAACCACTTGCCGTTTACCGTGCGAATGAAATGCCCGCATTGCGGCGGCGAATACCAGGAATGGCGAAAGACGGAGCTGCTTGCACAAGGCCAATGGGTGCCGACGAATCCGAACGGAGCCTACCCGAGTTACCACTTGAGCGCGTTTTATAGTCCGCTTGGCTGGTATTCGTGGGAAGAGGCCGTTACGGAATTTTTGGAAGCCAAGGGCGATCCGCAAAAGCTGAAGGTATGGACCAATAATGTCGAAGGCCGCGCGTGGGATGAAGAAAACCAGGTGCGTCACGATTTCTCCGAATTGATGCTCCGTCGCGAAAATTACGGATGCGAGGTGCCGGACGGTGCCGTTATCTTGACGGCGGGTGTCGATACGCAGGATGATCGATTGGAATGCGAAATCGTCGGCTGGGGCCGTGGTCTTGAAAGCTGGAGCATCGATTACTTTATCATTCCTGGCGAACCCAACCGTCAAGAAGTTTGGGATACGCTCGACGACATCTTGATTAATTCGAGCTATCGAAAGGCCGACGGGACTCCGCTCTACGTTGCGGCTGGTTTGGTGGACTCCGGCGGCCATAAAACGACGATGGTGTACAAATATTGCGCGAAAAGAGAATGGCGTCGTATTTACGCGGGAATGGGCGCTCGTGACCCGAATAAGCCGGTCATTAGCCGCCCAGGATCCACTAAGAAATCGAGCGCAGAAAATGCGAAAATTATTACGGTTGGAACTGATACGGTAAAGGACTGGTTCTTCAACGTGCTGACTTTCGACAAGCCTGGGCCAGGTTACTGCCATTTCCCGGATAAGGAAATCTATAACAAAGAGCATTTCGAACAACTTGCGGAATCCGAAGTGAAAAAGACGCACATGAGTCGCGGCTTTTTGACGTATCACTATGAAAAAATTAAGGACCGCAACGAAGCGCTCGACTGCCGTGTGTACGCTAGGGCGGCGCTTAACCTGGTCGGAGTTGACGTTGACAAGCTTGCCGATTCCGGACGAAGCTACACTAAAAATCCCGCCAAAAAAATTATTCCTCATGGTGCGAGGGTATTAAGCCAAGGAGCGAAATTATGATGAATTTCCATGTGACTTGCAACGTAGACAAATTGCTTAAAAGCGTGAAAGTCCTTCATAAGGAACAGTTGCCTTATGCGATGAAAGAAGCTACGAATACGGTCGCATTCAAGGCTAGAAAGGCTTTGATTGAGGATTATCCGAAAAGGTTTACCGTAAGGTCAAAGGGGCTACCGAATTTAATTCGCGTTGACAAGGCTGATAAAAATAAACAGTGGGCTTCGGTATATCTGGATAAACTTTTTATGGTTCGTCAAGAATACGGCGGAGATAAAGTTGCAAAGCCGGGAAAAGGCGTTGCTATCCCGCAAGAAGGTGTGACGGAAAAAGGATTGGATGCCAAGGGCGGAGTCAAAAAAGGTTATTATGTGTCCGCGTTGTTGGAAGATGCCCGACGAAATAAAAGAACTAGACATCGGAATGGTGGCGTGTACACTGAAAACTTGCCGAAACCTAGAAAAAGTAACAAGTATCATCCGTTTGAAATGGAATGTGCTGACGGTGTTAGGTATATCGCCCTTCATGTTGAGGGGGCAAAATATAATAAGTCGGAAAAACAATATGAAAAACTGGAATGGATGTACGTCTTGCATCCAAAGATTTTTGTTCCGAAAAGATGGGGATGGCAAAAGCTTGTAATGAAAATATTCAAGTCTAATATTGCGGGTGCGTTTTACGCAGCTTATTCAAAAGCCTTGAAAACAGAGAAATGAGTGGAATATCATCTTTCCCCTTGTTGACAAGTACAATGTACGCCCCCATAAGATACATGTATATTGACGAAATAGGGACAAGCCAGTTCGATTCGTAAAGAATTGATCTTTCCGGAAAATCTGTTTCTAGATAAATGGCGAAATGCCAAATGATTGCAAATGCTCCCCAGTAAACGCAGAAAAACACCCATTCGACAAAAAGGGCCTCTTTTAAAATGGATTTGTTTTTCTGTGTTCCCATGCCCATAATATAAACTTTTTTTATCGCAAAAACAAGTAAAAAGTTAAGCGGTTAAGGCTTAAGCAAGCGACAAACGTTCTAAAAAAAGATGTAACCGAAATCGTTTTTCAAGGTTGCATTTAGCCTATTTTGTTGCTATGGCTGGGCTTTATTCCGTGGAACTTTGTCAAAGAATGGTCGCCGCTTCCGAAGCGGCGCTTGCTAAAGCGTTGGAGGCCGAAAGCTATTCTATTGGCGGGCGTTCTTTGAGCAGGGCCCGTGTTAAAGATTGCCAAGAACAATTGGATTTGTGGCTTGGTCGCTTGGCTACCGCGCAGGGAAAACGACGCGGCAAGCATTTCTGTGTTGCAAGCATTCCGCATTGAGGTGTAGGTGTCGCGAATTATTGGAGTATCTGGCAATGCCTGGAAGGGTGCGTCCGTGATTACGGAGGCCCTAAGGGCGTTCTACGCTCCGAACGGTTCTGCAGACCGCGATATTGCCGCAGACCTCGACATCTTGCGTCGCCGTAGTCGCCAACTTTTCCAGAACAACACGTTCAGCCGTGCAATGATTTCGAGTTTCGACACGAATGTCGTGGGAACCGGAATCAAGGCCCGTCCGGTTTTGATGCGGCCCGAAATGCTCGGGCTCACTAGCAAAGATGCTGAAGATTGGGCCGATAAGACCAAGGTGCTGTTCAATCTTTGGGCGACCGATAAAAAGTGCGATGCCGAAAAGACTAACAATTTCATGCAGTTGCAGGACCTTGCGCTCAAGACTTCGCTCCTGGGTGGAGACTGCTTTTCCTTGTCTTGTTTCGACAAGAGCTTTGAATCTTTCGGCATGAATATCAAGCTGCTGGAAGGTGAACGCTGTCAAAATCCGATTGGCCAAATGAACTGCGATGCCATCGCCGAAGGTATCGAGATTGACCGGAATCATGCGCCGGTGGCTTACCATTTTACCCAGAAGCCTGTCTGGAGTTTTGACGATTATACGAATTTTGTGGATTCCGTTCGTGTTCCTGCGTTCGATGCGTTTGGCAATCCGAACGTAATCCACGTTTTTACTTCCGACCGTACAGACCAGCGTCGCGGTGTTCCGCTGCTTGCGCCGATTATCTGTCAGCTCAAGCAGCAGGAACGTTATCAGGACGCGGAACTCATGGCAGCTGTCATCAGCGCCTGCTTTACGGCCGTGCTCGAAAACAATGTTCCGGACGAGGCAGAAAATCTGTACGGCAATGTCCCTGAAGATGAACGAGTCGAAAGGACCGATAGTTATGGCAATGTTATTCCTGACGGAGCGCAGCCTGCTCTTGAAATGAAGCCTGGGGCCGTTTGGTCACTTGCTCAGGGTCAAAAAATTAGCAGCCTGAACCCGCAACGTCCGAATGTCAATTACCAGCCGTTTGTCGAAAGCATTTTTGCCGAAGCTGCTGCCGCATGTGGCGTGAGCTATGAAGTCGTGCTCCGGAAGTTCAACAGCAGCTATAACGCCGTGCGTGCGGCGCTCCTTGAAAGCCAAAAGACTTTCAATAAGATGTGCATGAACTTTGTCGCTGATTTTTGCAAGCCGATTTACGAAAAGTGGCTTGCAAATGCGGTTATCCTGGGAATAGTCGATGCACCGGGCTTTTTCGAAAATCCGATAAAGCGTAAACTGTGGAGCCAGTGCCTTTGGATTGGTGACGCTCCGTTCCTGCTTGACCCGAAGAAGGAGACGGAAGCCATCAAGATGCAGATTGACGAGCAGCTTATTTCTCGCGATATGGCGTGCGCCAAGATTAATGGTGGTGACTACAGGACTGTTGCTGAAGCCCATGCTTCGGAATACGCCCTGCGCAAGGAACTCGGTCTTGGCGAACCTGGTTCTGTATCCAAGACTGAAAATTTCAGCGTGACAAGCGATAATCCCGAGGAATCGGCTTTGCAGTAGGTTTGATAATGAAAAAAGGAATGTTGAATAGAATCTTGAGTGCCCGTTTGGCTATCCGCAAGGAAGATGCTGATGTTGTTGCATCTAACACTCTGAAGGTGTTTGATGATGAAGGTCATTGGAAAGGGGCAACGAAGTCTGATGGTGAACTTGATGTGGTGAATAATATCACTCGTCGCGAAGATGGAATTGCAATCATCCATGTTGATGGTGCGCTTTCTTATCGCAGCAACTGGCTTTCGTATTTTTACGACGAAGATACCTACAATAGCATCGAGGCCGCCTTCGATGAATGCCTTGCCGACGAATCGGTGAAGGGAATCGTTTTCGACATCAACAGTCCTGGTGGCGAAGTGAACGGCTGTGCCGACTTGGCCGACAAGATTTTCAACGCTCGCGGCAGCAAACCTTACGGCATCGTTGCTCGCACTGGCGGAATGATGTGCTCTGCAGCCTACTGGCTTGGTTCCAGCTGTGAAAAGGTCTATACCGCAAGCAATGGAACGCTCGGGTCTATCGGTGTGCTTTGCGCATTTACGAATTTCAGCAAGTCCATTGTCGAGACGACTGTCGTCGTTTCTGACCTGAGCCCGAACAAGGATCCCTCTCCGGATGACCCGAAGGGCTTGCAGTTGATTAAGGAAGAATTGAACTCCCTTGCCGAAGTATTCATTGATGCGGTGGCACGTAATCGTGGCACTATGGCGGAAGATGTTAAGCAGAACTACGGCCAGGGAGGCGTGTTTATCGGTGACAAGGCTGTCGCCGCTAACCTTGCGGACGGCGTTATGTCCCTTGATGACGTCTGTGAAGAAATGAAACGCCAAGGGATCAGTAATGGAGGTGCCGTCATGGCAACTAACGTTAAAGGAGCCGAGGGTGCAGCAAAACCCGAAGCTGTTGATGAGGAAGCCGTGAAGGCCCAGGCTGTCGCCGATTACAAGGCTCGCGTTGCTTCCATCGAAGATGTCTTTGCTGGTCTCGATATTACCGGCGAAGAAAAAGCCGGATTCGTCGATGGCGACAAGACTGTTGCCGAGGCGACGACTTTTGCTCTTGCTAAGGCAAAGGAAAAAATCAAGACCCAGGCTGAAGACCTTGTGAAGGTGCGTGCCGAACTTGACGAAGCCAAGAAAAGACCTTCCGAAGCGAGCGAAAGAGAGCGTGCGATTGATGCGCTTGAAAAGAGTAACGCTGCGCAGAACTCTGTTCAGGGTGGCTCTGCGTCCGCTTCCGACGAAACCAAGAAGCATTCCGAATGGGCTGCTGAAGTAAGTAACGAATTTTTCAAAAAGGGGTAAGACATGTCTGAACTCAAATTCGACAATGATATCGCTGGTGAATTCCCGATCCAGCGCGAAACTGTACAAATCGGGAAAAACCAGAATCTTAAGCGCGGGACTATCCTTGTCGAGCATATCGAAAGTGATGGCGCCAAGGCTAAGTATTCCTTTGCCTTGAGTGCTTACACGGCCGCTGACGACAAGACTGTGACTCTCGCGATCGGCTCTTCGAGTTATGTCGCGAACATCAGTTCTACCGACACGACTGTCGCTGCCGTGCTTGGCAAGGTCGTGACCGCTGCAGCCGCCGACACGAAGTTCACCGTGACTGCCGACACTACGAACGGCAAGTTGGTTATCGAAGCCAAGGCTGTTGGTACCGATTCCACCACCATCACGCTCGAAACGACTGCGACCCTCACCATCGGCACTAAGTCCGAAGATGTCAAAGGTGCTGACGCCGTCGAAGGCGGTTTCTTCCCGATTGCTGACAATTCTGAAGAACCTGTCGGTTATCTTCTCAACGATGTCAAGACCGCCGCCGATGCGGCTGGTTCTGCTGAAATGGCACGCACCGGATGCTTTGCCGACAGTGCGGCAATCATCGATGACAGCCTTGATGCTAAGACTATCAAGGACAAGCTTGCTGCACGTTGCCTTTTCTTCAAGGCTATGTGCGCTGTCAAGGACTAACAACAAAAGGAGTATAAATCATGCCTGAAGCAATTACTCTCGAAGATCGCCACGAACTGACGAAGCTCCTTGGCGAAAGCTTCAAACCCTCGCAGTTCTTCCGCAAGATGTGTGCGCCAGACCTGCATAAAACCAAGAACCTTATTCTCCAGCAGGAAAAGCAGACCCGCCTCATCGCGCCGTATGTCTCTGACGATGACGAAGACGGCAAGGTGATGGGTCGCGATGGTTACGAACGCCTGGTCGTAACTGTACCTACACTGCATCCGAAACGCAATCTGACTCGCCGTGACGTCGAGGCTGCCGCCAATGCCGAACAGGTATTTACCTACGACAACGGTGGTGCGACTCCGGAAAAGATTCAGTTCCAGAAGCTGATGAAGGATACTCTCGAACTTCGTCAGTCCATCGAACGTCGTGAGGAACAGCAAATCATCGAAGCCATGACTACCGGCAAGGTCGAAGTCATCTATGATGGCGGCAAGCGCACCATCAATTTGAATATCCCTGCAGCCAATTTGACTGCGGCTGCTGCTGGCGACAAGTTTGATGCGGAAAATTCCAACCCGATTACCTACCTTCTTGCGCAGAAGCGTCTTCTGGCAAAGGCTGGTGGCGGTCGCGGATTCCTCTGCGTCATGGGTTCCGACGCTTATGAAGCGTTCATTCAGAACAAGGCTGTCAAGGAATACATGGACAATCGTCGCATGAACTTCGGCGAAATCGAACCGGGTGAGATGGATACCGATTACGTGACCCGCATGGCCCACGTTCTCGGCATGGATATCGTCACTTATGACGATTTCTTCTACTCCGAATCGGAGAAGAAGGATGTCGAGATGTATCCGAAGGACAAGATCTCGATTATCGGTGCCGGCGCTGGCTTCAAGATGCATTACGGTGCTATCGCTGACGGTACCGATGATTCGCTGAACGTGTGTCAGTCCTACGCCTATACCTGGATCAAGGACGGCAAGTCCAAGATTCTCGAAGAAGAATCCTGCCCGTTGTTTGTCCCGCAGGTTGGTGGCGGCATCATCTCCCGCAAGGTGGTCTAATGTCCTTCAAATCGCAAATGGTAGATGACTTGCATGAAGTTTTCCTGAATACGGATGACTTTGGCGAGGCGGTCACGCTTGTTCGTGACCAGTCTACCTATGCGATGAATGGACTCTACGACGAATTGCCTCTCAATGGTGAGGAATTGGGCGGAAATATCGATGCCATTTCGCACAATCCCCGCCTCTTTGTTTCTGCCTCCGATTTACCGGGTGGTGCGCCCAAGAAGGGCGATGTATTTGTTTTGGTTGCCAATGAATTGCATGCTGCTCGCAGGCTTGTTGCGAAGGATTTTGAATTTCCGAAGGATGGGATTGTCGTTTATTATCTGAAGGAATGCAAGTGAGAACTTTATCCGCTATAAAGGATTTGCGCCATGCGGTTGTGAAAGCGCTTAAAGATGCCGATATCGAAGGCATTGGACAGAACGTTTTCGAGGCCCGTCGTGAATCGGTGTGGCCCGAAGAAGGATTGCTTGCAGTCGTCTATACTGATTCGGTTAATTTGGACGATAAACGAAGCAGTCCGAAGGAATATATCGTAACGATGAATGTCGTTGTAGACGTGATTTGTCAAAACGTATCGGAATCTATCAACGATATTCTTGATGATACGACGGTTGCCGTAATTGCAGCTTTGCAGCCGCCGATGCCTGCCGGAGGTTTTTTCGATGGATTGACAAAACGTTTTGTCGTTTCGGGAATCGAAAACAATATGTCCGAATATGGAGAAATGAACCGGGGACTGCAGCGAATTACGTTTGAAACGATGTTCGGAGTTCCTTTGCCGGTTGGCGGCCCTGTTAACGATTTCTTGAGAGCTAAGACATCTATTCGCGTTGGAAATAGCGATGAGATTAAACAGGATTTTACGACTAATGTGAGGCCAATAAATGCCTAAGAAACTTTTTCTTAAACCTGCCGATGGAGTCACGGTGCGTTTGCCGGCTCGTGGGCGCAACATTTTCCAGGATGGAGAACTGGTCGTGGTTGACTCCTTCGTGGAACGCTGTATGATCGAAGGCGCGCTTGTCGAAAAAGAACAGCAAGAACCGAATACCGCGAAAATTAACAACAAGGAGAAACGGTAATGTCTACTATTCCGTTTAATGAGATTCCGGCAAATAATCTTGTTCCGATTTTTGCCGTGGAAATCAATAACGACCGGGCTTCGAAACCCGGCCCGATGCCGTGGAAAAACCTGTTGATTGGTCAGGCTGTCGGCGCTGTTGGAGGTTCGACTCCGGATGCTGAAAAGAAGTGGCGACCGAAGACGGATAACACCGGTAAACTCGTGCGCATTATGGATGACGACCAGGCTGATTCTATGTTTGGCTTCGGTTCCCAAATTTCGCTGATGGCGAAGGCGTTCCGTAAGAATGCCCCGTACATGGAGCTGTACTGTATCGCTCTTGCGGATGCTCCTGTCGAATCGGGACAATCTGAAGATGCCGGAAAAGCGACTGCTACGCTTACGATTACCGGCACCGCGACTGAAAGCTCGCCGATTCGTCTTAATATTGCGGGGCAGGCGGTGACTGTAACCGTTGTCGATACCGATGGGGCAGCTGCGATTGCGGCTAATATCAAGGCCAAAATTGATTCTCTTGTGGATCTTCCCGTGACGGCCTCGGTATCTTCCAATGTTGTCACCCTTAAGGCTAAAAACCGCGGTGAAGCTGGCAACGACATTGGGGTGTTCCTGAATTTCAACGAAGACGAAAATACGCCTGCCGGAGTCGTGATTTCTGAATTCGCCGATACTGATACGGTGTATCTCTCTGGTGGTTCTGGTGATACCGAATTCACTGCCGCGAATGTCGGGAATCTGATCGAAGGAAGTTGGTTTAACGCAATCGCTATCGGTAAGGGCGACAATACCTTGACCGGGAATGTGAACTACATCAAGGAAAAACTTGATGAAAGATGGACGGCGATGATGCAGCAGACGGGAGTGTTGTTCTACTGCGTTGGTGGCAGTATGACTGCTATGATTACGGCTGGCAATGCTCGAAACTCTCAGGTGATTTGTTTGCCGGGCCTTCCGGACTCTCCGACGGCTCCGTGCGATATCGCTTCGGCTGTCATGGGGGTGTGCGCGGCGTCTGCGCTTAACGACCCTGCGTTGCCGCTGACGAATGTCGCGGTCAAGGGTGTTGTTGCGCCGAAGCGTGAAAAGAGACTTGGCTTGACTAGCCGGAATGCGCTTTTGGAGGCGGGTGTTGCGGCCTTGTTTGTCGGTGATGACGGAACGGTATATTTGAACCGGACTGTAACGACTTACAAGTACAAGCCCAATGGAGCCAGCGATATCAGTTATCGTCAGCTCGAAACGGTGTTTACGCTGTCGTTCCTTCGCTGGGATTGGAACAATTACCAGTCCGGCAAGTATCCTCGCGCCAAACTTGCCGATGACGGCAACGAATTCGGACCTGGGCAGGTCGTGATGACGCCTAAAAAAGGCAAGGCGGAACTGCTTTCCCGTTATAAGGAATGGATGGCGAAAGGCCTTGCCCAGAATTTTGAGCTGTTCAAGCAGAATGTTGTCGTTGAACTCGATTCGGACGATCCTTACGCTCTGCTTTTCCTTGCTCCTGCAAACTTGATCAAACAGTTCTTTATCAGCAAGACTCTCTTGCAGTTCGAATAAGGAGGTGGCCATGTCTCAGTATGATGATGTCGGTGGTCTTTACAAAATGAGTATTGACAGTGTCCCGTTCCTGCTCAAGGGTGATCCTGAATGGGATATTGGCGGTAAAAAGCGGACTGTGATTCGTGGAAAAGACGGACAAAGACACGGAAATTCCGTTGAAATTGTGGGAAGCCGCATCAGCGGAACGACGACGAACACGTCTGAACTCGATATCGCAACGATGCGCGAGACCAAAGACGCGACGATTACCCTCGAATGCCCGAATGGTAAAGTCGTAAGCTTCCCGCATTGCGTGTTTACCGGAGACCCCACGGTTTCCGGCGCCGAAGGCGAAGTGTCGTTTGAATTCACGGGCGATCCTGCCGACGAAATCATTTAAAACTCAGCTCCTGGGCGTGGGGAGAAATCCCTGCGTCCTTGAGCTTTGATTTTTTTAACAATAAAACAAGGAGCTGAAAATGCTGTACAAATTCAAAAAGCCGTTCAAGTACGGTTCCGAACTCATTGAAAGTGTCGAACTCAAGGAAGAGTTTGACGTTGGCGATATGATCCATATCGCGAATGCTAAAGGTGATGGCGATAAGACTGGTGCCATGCTGGTTGCTGCTACTGGTTGGCCTATCGTCAAAGTGTCTAAAATTCCTATGCAAGATGCGATGTCTCTTGTTGGGATCGTTGGAACTTTTTTCAATCCTGGCCAAGAGGATGGGTTGGAAGCGTAACTATTCTTGCGCTTGAATTCGGAATGCAGCCGTCTGAAATATATAAGATGACTGCTTCCGAACTTTCTTTTTGGTCTGAAAACGCAAAGGCCATGTTAAGGCGTGGCCGTAGGAGACATGTGTAATGGCTGAACGAAGGCTTGAAACAACCATTTCGATGAGTGATAAATTTTCTAAGACCGTTGCGGACTTTGAAAAGAAGCTGTATCACACGTTAAAACCTGTTGAAAAGGTTAACAAGTCTCTCGAACGGCTTGGAAAGGCTTTTCAATTCAAAGAACTTGGGGCGAGTTTAAACCTTCTTGAGCAAAGCTCTACAGATTTCTTTTTTAACATTCGAAATATTGGACAGAGTTTTGGTTATATAAGAGAGGCTTTTGTCGGCGTCGTTAATCTGCTTGATAAAGTAACGGCGAAGGGAGACCAGCTTGCTAAAACTTCGGAAAGACTTGGGTTCACCGTTGAAGAATTGCAAAAATTTGAATATGTGGCGGACCTTGCTGGAGTCAGTTCTGAGCAGTTCACAAAGGGCATGAAAAAATTGTCTGACGCATCTTATCAAGCTGCGTCAGGTCAAGAGGAATTTAGAAAGGCGTTTTCGGCTCTTAAAATACCTCTTAAAAATGCAGATGGATCGCTAAAGTCTAGCCAGGATTTGTTGCTGGCCCTTTCAGATCGTTTCGCCGAAACAGGAAAAAGGGAACTTTCCGTAAACCAAAAGATTTTTGCTGCCCAAAAACTTTTGGGTGAATCAGGCGTAGAGATGATCACGATTCTTAACCAAGGCTCTGCGGCGATAAAAGCGCAGATGGATGAGCTTGTTGAGTTGGGAATTATTGAGGACAAAGATGCTAAAAAAAGTGCGGTTTATAGGAGTAGTGTAAGTAAATTAAACCGTGCGATAGATCATTTGTCATTTGCTTTGGCTAAAGATCTTTTTGGGCCGATGACTGAGTCGGTTCAGTATCTGACAAATTATCTGAAAGAAAATAGAGATGTTCTTGTCAAAACCATTGATCCGTTTATCAAGAAAATCCCTGAAATGACTGAAGTGTTTATTGGTGCGTTGCCTGGAATAATTGAAGCTTTCAAAGACGTCGCGTCTGTGGTGGAGTGGGTCGTTGATAAAATTGGTGTGAAATGGCCTATTTTGCTTACAGTTTTTTCTGGTGTCGGAATGCCTTTGACATTGATGATATATTCGGCGGTAAAGTCGTTTGTTTTGTTGCTGAATACGGTTGGAAGGGTTTCTGCTTTTTTTGTGACGAGATTTACCGGCTCTGCGAAAAAAAGCTCTGCTGCGGTTTCTAAAACGACACAGAAGGTGTCCGATCTTAGTTCGAGTCTAAATAAGTCGAAGTCGGCTGGAGCGTCTTCAATTGGTGTTTTCAAGAAATTGACATCAACTTTGTTTGGTGTCGGCAAAGGGTTTGACAAAATGTCTGTGTCTGCCAACAAATCTGGTAAGGCTGTGACGAAGTCGGGCTCATCTGCGCTGGCGATGTCTGGGAAACTTTTAGGAGCTTTGGCTGCTCTTGATGCGGCTGGAAACGTTCTTGAGCAGATTACAGACAAAGAGAACGAAAGATATAAAAATGCTAGTGGGTCAAGAAAAGTTGGTCTTGCGATCGTTGACTTTTTCAAATCAATCCCTGTATTGGGTAGTTTTGTGGGTGCTGCAGAAAATTTGAGCGTCGATAAAGTTGATTTTGGTGATGTTCCTCGTGATTTGCTTTCGGGGTCAATGAATTTGGAGGATTCTGATTTGTTTAACATGGTTTCTGAAAGCAAAACGATTACGAATAATAATCACAGTACGATTGATGTGAATTTTAACGGATTTCCAAAAAATACTGAAATTAAGCGGCACGGCTACAACGATCCTTCGTTTGGCTATTCGATGAATCCTGTGTTTTAAAGAAAATTTGCTTTTCTATAGTTTTTTATATATATTTATGGCATGGCAAATCTATTTGGCGTAATTGCGGTTGTTTTGTTCGTTTCGGTGTGCTTCTGGAACGTTGCTTCTGTCGTAGTTTTGCCTGTATTAATGAGTGCTGTTGCTTTGTTTGCTGCGTTGAAGTTTGGTCACGCCGAGCTGTCTGTTGGCAAAAAGCGCAATGTGGCCGCTATTGTTTTGGTATCGATTTTTTTCGTTTCGGCTGTTTACCTTTCTTTGCGTTTTTCTCCGGATATGGCCAATGGTGAACATTTTAGAAATTACATTCCATTCCTGAATGTCTCTTTCAGGTAAAAATTTCTTGTTACCCGAACAATTGTCTTGTCTGCTGAAAATCGTATGTTTAACGTGAATATTCGTTAGACAGGCGGTCTGTTTTGGCTTACATTGATTCCTTGCAAAAGGTCAGTATTCAGGTTGATGGGGTATCCGTCGAATGTGTGGCAGCTTCTTTCAAGGGTGTGCCGTTTTTCTTCGAGTCCGCTGATTTTTCTGGCGGCGGTCGAAACGTCCAGACCAGCGATATTCCGTTTTCGAATGACCATGCGAATGAAGATATCGGCAAGAATGTAGAATCCTTTTCTTTTAACATTTATTTTGTTGGAGAGGACGCCGAAAAGCAAAAAGACGATTTTTTGCGTGTTTGCAACGAAGCCGGTGCGGGTGAACTGGTCCATCCGCATTTCGGGGTGCTCCGTGTTCGTGTTAAAGGCGGCGTTAGCCTTTCTTATAACAACAAACTTGAATTTATTTCGGGTTCCGTCACCTTTGTTCCGGAACATGATTTTGAAATCCGGAATACTGTTGTGTCGCTTTCGGGAAAGACAAGATCAAAAGCTGTCGAACTTAGAAAGTCCGTTGCGGACAATGCTACGAAAAAAATTAGCATTGCGGGTAAGGCGAAACAGGTTGTCGATAAGACGGTCGATATGAGCTATAAGGCTGTGGATGCTGTATATGCAGCAAGAAGCAGCGTCCAAAAAACTACTGAATTTGTAAAAGAAATTGGGCGAATCAAGTCTAATATGCGAACGATTCTGCTTGCTCCGGGTGACTTTGCCGCTAGAGTGCAGAATTTAATCGTGATGACTGGCGAAATTCTTGGAATCGAAACGGGCCCTAAAGATAATGTCGTGAATGGCGCGGTGCTGATGGGTTTTAGTCTTGCTGCTTCTCGTGTTTATGATGTCCAGTCTTTGGCGAATCGTTCTGCGATTGAGGGCCTGACTAGGTTGACTGCTGCTGCAATGGTCGCTGAAAATTTGGTAGATTGCGAGTTTTCGAGCGTATCCGAGGCGGAGCATTATCAGGATATTGTTTATGATGCGTTTGAAAATCTTCTTGCGGAAATTGATGACGCAGATTTTTATGTCCAAGCGCAGTCTCTTGAAGCTGCGGCGCTTAAATTTCTTCGTGATTCCTTGAGCAAAATTCCTTACGAGGTCGAAATCGACGTCCCGGAAACAAATAATCTTCTTTCGCTGGTGTATGGCGTTTATGGAGACGTTGAACGCATTGAAGATGTTTTCGAGCGTAACGGATATCGCGATCCACTGTTTGTGAATCCGTCTGATCGTGTGCGGGTGCTTTGCGATGATTAGCGTTCTTAAAAATGGCGTGCAGGTGCGTGGTTGGTCTTCGGTAAGCATAGGACTATCGATGTCTACGCTGTGCAACGGATTTTCCCTGTCTCAATTTATTGGAGATGATTTTGATTCTCCGGTTCTTTTGCCAGGTGATCCTGTGCGTATTGAATGCGACGGCGAACTTCTTTTGGATGGCTATGTTGACGAAATGTCTTCGTCATTTTCGGCCGATAGTCATTCGATTAGTGTTTCCGGGCGCGAAAAAACGTGCGACCTGGTTGATGGGTGCCTGAAAGATTTTGGGCGGTCGTGGAAGCGCAAAACGGTTGCTCAAATTGTTGGTGAAGTGTGTGATGCGTTTGGGCTCGTTTTCAGCGCGAATGGCGTCAATGCTCCGGGTGTGCTTGAAAAATTTTGTCCGGATCCCGGGTGTTCTGGGGCCGATGTTATTTCTGATGTATGCCGTCAAAAGGATGTCGTGTGTTATTCGGATGGCCTCGGCACTGTGAAATTTGTCAATGAGAATTCATTTGGCCAGGTAGAGGACTTTATCCGCCAAGGCGTGAATGTCGTATCTGCCGATGTATCGTTTAACAATTCGGAGCGGTATTCGGATTATGTCGTTCTTTGTTCCAGCGATCCTAATGTAAAACGCCGCGGAGAATCCAGGGACGGCGAAATCAAGCGCAGCCGGTGCCTTGTAATGGTTGATGAAGGCTATGGGAATGTAGACGCTGCGACAAAGCGCGCCGATTTTGAATCGTTGCGCCGATCGGCCAAGTCTACGACGTTGAACGTGGTCCTTGCCGGCTGGAAAATGAACAATGGTAGTGTTTGGAAACCCGGTGTTCTTGTAGATTGCTTGATACCGTCTTTTTTCGGTTCTTTTGTTCAGACGCTATTGCTGAACTCTGTCGAACTATCCTATGATTCTTCGGGAACATTTTCCCATCTGGAACTTGTTCGGAGGGATTTTTATACTCAACCTCCGGCTAAAAAGAAAAAAAGAAAGGCCAGCCCGTGGGATAGCATCGCCGAAAAGATCAGAGCGGAGGAGGTGAAAAAGTGATTGAGAGACTTTTGGCTCCGATAAAGGCGAGGATACGCTTGATGGTGGGGCGCTGTCTTATTACGGCTTGCAAAAATGGTCGGGTTTCTTTGACTTTGCTTGCTGACGAGTCCCGCGATGATGTCGATTTTTACCAGCAGTATGGGTTCAGCAGCCGCCCCAAGGGGAATGTCGACGCTGTAGCCTTATTCATTGGCGGATCTAGGGATAATGGCGTTGTCGTTGCGAGTCGTGGGCGGTCTTCGGATATGTCTATAAGTCTTGAAGAAGGGGAGGTGGCAGTGCATTCTCCATTTGGCTCTAGCATTCTTCTTAAGAAGGATGGATCAGTTGAAATGACAACTAATTCGAACAAGTTTCGTTTTGTAGGCGACATCGAGGTGACCGGAGATGTCAAGGCGATGTGTGACGGCGCTTTCGTTACGCTTTCCGGCCATATTCACCCGACTGGTGTTGGCCCGTCGTCTCAACCTACTCCGGGGCAATGATATGGCGCTAGATAAGACAAATTTAAAAAATGCCTTGAAAAACATGTTTGAATCAAGGCCGGAGAGTGACGAAGCTGCCGCTGAACAGCTTTCGGAAATTATTTATGATTTCGTCAAAAGTGCTGAAGTGAGCACGTCTGTCTCGGGGAAGGTTGTTTCTGGATACGGGATCGGTGGTGATGTGACCGGCTCCGGATCGGGTTCGCTGTCCTGAAAAAGATGTTACCCAAAATTACTTTTGACTTGACATCTTGTTTATTTTGCTCATTATATGAGCGACCTGATGTTGGCAAGGCGAAAAGACGGCTATTATGACCTGTCTTTCGAAAACGGCGATTTGCAGTGTGGAAAATCGCTTGAAAATGCTGTGCTGATATCGATTGGTTCTGACGCTAGGGTCGCTGGTCGAAATTTTGCTGACCATCTGCAAGATGATGGGTGGTGGGCAGAATCAACGTTTGGCGATGATAGGTGGGGGAGCCTTCTTTTTACGTGCTTTCGAAAGAAGAATGATTCCAATTTGCTGCTACTCGCAAGGCAGTATGTAGAAGAATCTCTTCGGTGGTTGATTGATGATGGCGTTGTCAGCTCGATCCAAGTGGATGTTTCGAGTGATCAAAATTCGCTGAAGGTGCATATTGAGATTGCTAGAGGCGGTGAAGTTTCCGGCGACTATCGATTTAATTTTTTGTGGAATGAATTGTTTTCTGGAGCTGCGTGATGGCTTTTTCGATTCCTTCGCTCAACGACCTTGTTCGTGTTGCCGAAAATGGACTTTTGGCCTCTTTTGGTTTTGAAAGCGGTTCCACGTTAAGAAAAAGTGTCCTGAAAGTGTTGGCGCGCGTTTTTGCTGGGACGGCTTATTTGGTCGTGCTATTGCTTGGAAAAATGTGGAAAAATGTTTTTCTGACGACTTGCGATGTCGAAACGCTGGTTGAAAATGGTGCGAATTTTGATCTGCCAAATAAGCCTGAAAGCTACGCCCGAGGCCAAGTTGTCGTGAAATCGACGGATGTTGCGGCGGTGATCCGACAAGGCACTATCTTGGTGGCCAATGGTGATGTTGAGTACGAAGTTGTTTCTGATGTTACGCTTTCTGGCGGTGCGGATGGAACTTTAGTGAATGTGATGGCTGTCGCTCCTGGAGAATCTAGTGATGTAGATGCAGGGACGGCGCTTGTTTATAGAGATGGTGTCCCTGAAAATGTTGTCGACGATACTGTTGTTGCGCCCGGCGGATTAATGGGCGGCCGATCGATTGAAGTTATAGTGAATGGAAATACGGAATATTGGGGGGAGACGGTCGAAGCATATCGAACTAGACTATTGGACTATAGAAGGAATCCGCCCAGCGGTGGGAACGATGCGGATTATAAAGGGTGGGCTGAGCGTTTTTCGTCGGTCGATAAATGCATTCCGTTTGCTAATTATCCAAGTTCTGGATGTGTGCGTTGTGTCTTGGCGCATTTTAGCGAATCGTCGGATCATGTTGCCGTGAATTCGACGAATGTCGATGAGGTATCTGAATATATCTGTTCTGATGTTCGCCGGCCGATAACGGCTAATGTGGCGGTTGTATCTTGCACGGAAAAGACGGTGGACGCCTATATCGGCGTGTCGCCTAATACTGCGGAAAGCCAAACGTCTGTTAGGGCGGCGCTGAAGGAAGTTTTCCGTTCTTATGAGCCGGGTGATACAATCACGTTGCAAGATTTGAACACTAAGCTTTCTCTTGCAGCCAATGTCGATAGATTGGCTGTCGCTCAGTTGAATGGCGCTGAATCGGTTACTCTTGACAAGTCTACTAACGAGATGCCTGTTGTCGGCGTAGTGGTGTGGGATTCTTTATAATGGCCGGGTATGTTGTCAGAAGTTACAGTGGATTGAAGGTGCCTATGGGTGGCTCCGTGCTTGTCCATGGGTATCGTTTTGACAACGACGCCAAGGCGTGGTTCAATAGCAATTCCGCCGTAATTCTTGACTATGATCAGGATTATCTTGTCATTTGTGCGCCTGCTATAAGCGGTACGTTTCGGTTACGTGTTGGAAGTTCTTACGAATCTGCTACTGTTGTTGGTGATGTTGCTGTAGTTGATGATGTCAACGGGCTACTTATTAATCGGCCCCGGAGCCGTTCTGTAACAGCTATTGCTTCTGCGATGCTTGGATTGACCCCTAGAGGGTTTGCTTGGTATAAAGGGTCGGATGGCGTTTTTTATCGGCTTATGCGCGGCTTGTCTTATGTGGTGGCTGCGTTGTACGAATTGGCTTCGTCGTTTTGGACAAATGCGTCTCCGTCGCACACAGAATCGTACTCTGAATGGGAACAGGAACTGCGGTTGCCTGAAGACGGAGTCGTTGTGATTGGCGGTGATTCTGACGCGTATAAAAATCGCCGAAAAGAGATTTGCAGAAAAGCGTGTCGCCGTGGAGGGAATACGATTCCCTATTTTCTGGGCATTTTGTCTTTGTTTGGTTATGGTGCTAAAATCTACGAATACTGGAAGAATCCCGAGAAGTTCGATGGTGTCGATTTTGGCGATGATGACCCGAATTTTTATTGGAATGTAGAACAGGTTGCGCGGGAAGAAGACTGGTTCGAATGCACTTGTGAAGATACTTGTGACGACTACCTTGAATTCTGGTGGGCGGCAGCTCTTGAGGCTTTTTTCGATGTAATAAAGCCTTCTCATACGAAAGTCCTTTATACATACGTCGTGCCTGGCGTGGTGCATCTTTTGTCCGAAGACGGTTCTAGGTTGTTGAGTGAAGATGGCTATAGCTTGATAGTTGCGGAAAATGTAGAGGTATAAATGAAAAGAATCAATACTCCGACGGCTGTGAATAATCGATTCGTCTCTGGAGATAAAACCATTGGACGAAAAGCAACCCAGCTTAGCGCTGAATGGTTTAATCAGATTCAAGAGGAAATCTGGAATTTTATCAAAAAGGTAAAAGGTTCCGATCCGACCGGAGCTTCTGAGCATGAGCTTTCGGATGCGTGGCAGGTTTTCTTGACGAAGATTATTCGGGTTACTGCTGATGACGCAGCACCTGGTTATCTTGCGTCGAAGTTTGCCGTGTGGCAGTCTGGATCTGCCTATGCGGAAGGGGATGTTTTATTTGAGGTAGCCTCTTCGCGAGCTGGAGCCGATACGGTGCTCAAGGCGCACATTGCTGATGGTGCCGTTACGTCGTCTAAGATGGACGATGAAATTGAGATTGTTGATGGCACGAAAAAAATAAAATTTACGCCGAATGGTTTTTATGTGTATTCTGGGTCAAAGATGATGACTCTGAATACGGATAAACTTGAACTCAGTGTTGAGCAAGGAGAGTCTCACAGCTACGTCGGATTTTACTTCAACGTCAACACGGGTAGCGTTGAAGTGTATCAATTGGCGGTTGAACAGCTAAGCGAAAAAACTGCAGGCGAAGGTATAGCCGTTAGTGGAGCGCTGAATTGCGACGACGTCAACGTCGCGCCTGGAAGTACGCTGACTGTTGGAACAGGAGGCGATGCGACGATAATCAATGGTGGTAACGTCGGTGCAACAGGCGTTATAACCGCTAACAAAGTGCACGCGGCTACGTACAGGGTTAGTGAGATAATTAGCGCTTCAAGCGCGTATTCACTAGCCCAGCAAGAAGGCGATTCGCACAATCCGTTATATGGCGATATTGTTTTCATTCGCAACACCGGGACCGCCGACATCGGGATTACGATTGTTGATGATGTCATGCATGGTACAGGTACTAAAAAATCGGTCCAATTGAGTTCGGGCTGCTGTGTCGGATTCGTCTGTGTTGCCGCCGCTGCTGCGTCGACTAAGTCTGCATGGGCGCCGATGTCGAACATGCAAGTAACGACTGAAAATGTGGGCCAGTAAGCGTTAAAAGGATATAATATGGCAAACGAATCTAAAATGTCGGATTTCGGTTTAACGACACTCGCAGACATGAAGGCTGCGGGGGCGAATTTGCCCGTCTTTGTCCCCGAACAGAACAATAAGAGAATTCTTGCTTCAGAAATCGCCGGAACGGCAGACCTGGAAGCGTCTATTGGAGTCATCAAGGACGGCGGAAATCTCGAGGACGGCGCTACCGTCAGCGTTCCAAACAACGCCGTCAGCCACTTGACGACAAGCCTTTCCGCGCACGATATTACCCTGAATGTGGACGCCCAGAACGAAAACGAAGTGTTGAATTTCGCTGTCGAAATCCAAGCCGGTGCAGCCGCGACCATCACCGTTACGAAAACATACATCACGAGTGGCACCGATGAAAATGATACGTGGTGGGAGGAAGAAAATGTCCAGACAATGTGCTATTCCGCAGACGCGGGAAACCGAATTGAAGCAGGCAAGTTCTACCAAATCACCTGCGTAGGCTCATGCTGGACTCTTGCGGAGTTTGTGCAGCCCGTTGTTCCCGTTGTTTCGGAGCCGGAGGGCGAATAATGATACTTTCGCAACACGGGATCAATAGCACTCGAAAAAACAAGTATGAGCAGGAGTATGACGAGACGGATATACCGCCGTCTACTTCTATCGGCATGGTCCCGCTCGACAGGATCGGTTGGAACGTAACACAGACAATGACAAGTAGCAGACAGGACATTCCTTTCAATCGTGAAAGAATTGGCTGGAACGTAACACAGACAATGACAAGTAGCAGACGGGACATTCCTTTCGATCGCGACAGGATCGGTTGGAACATAACACTGACAATGACGGAGACTTTAGTACAATGAGTATTGATAACAGAACGACTTTCAGCGGATACCTTGTTGGCATCGGCAAGATACGCAAGGACGGAAGCATGGACTATCGCAAGCTCGAAAGGCCTGTGAAGAACATGATAGTCAAGCAGGGCCTCAACAACTTCCTCCGATACAACGGCAGCGATACGGCTTTAACGTCATTTTCGAATTTTCAAACCAATGATGATTACAAATTAGCCGCTTATTGCTTTCAAGGCTTCCAATGGTGCGCTTACGGAGACAGCAATTCAGCGAGTGTTTTCGCAACGACTACGGAACTCGGACACAGGCTGGTTGACCAGTACACGACCAAGAAAGTGAATTGGCCGTACTGCGGATCGACTATTTTCGAGACCGCCAATACGAGGAATAGGGTGACACACATGTCAGATGCAGCCGTAACGGCGGCGAACGTGAAGGAGATTGGATATTACCTTAAGCTAAATGATGATTCCTACCAAATGTTTTCGCGAGTTGTTTTGCCAGCTCCGTTCGAGCTGGATGTTGGTGAGCAATTGATTACTACATACGAGCTTGTTGTAGTGTTTGGAGATAACTCCGAACCATCCGCAGCATTCCAAACGGGGTTGCTTGATGCCAATGGAGTTGCGTTAGAAGCCAAGCGTAAGTTAACGTTTGATTTTAGAGGTGATTATAATTATAATTCTGTGCCATATATAGTTACAAGCACAGGTTTGCCAAGATGTTCCTATTATAATAACGCTAGTTCTATTATGCCTCCGATTTTTACGAGCAATTCCGCTTATAAAAGAATTCGTTATTGGACTAGTAATCACAATTTTCCAAGCGGTGCTTTTGGAACTGAAAGTTCCACGGGGTCTTCCGTTGGTCCCGATTCAGGAACATCATCTCCATCATCGATTACGAAGCCGTATGTCTACGATTCGTTCAGAAGGGAAATTGAACTTACCATCCCGCAGTATTGGCCTAACTTAAATTCACCGGACGAAAGCCTTGACATATACTACATTCAAAATCAAGGTGTATCTATCCAATTCGGGCATACCATTGACGGCACGTGGGTTCCTACTCCGTGGAAAAAGACGGGAAACATAATCACAACTATGACCTTCTGTCACACAATTTCCACAGCGGAAAGCCTCGAATGGCAAGCCAACCAGTAGTAATAACTCGTCATGAATGCAGATCAGATAACACCAATCGTGGCCGCGGTAATCGCCCTAATCGGGGCGGTTACTTCGTGGGTGAAGGCGCGTATAGAAATCGACAAGATCAAGGCTTCCCGTTCCGAGACGAAGGCGACTCGCGATAATGATTCGCGGGAACTACACGACAAGGTTCTGAAGCTGGAGTTTTCGGACTCTCTTACGAAGGAAACCCTGTTGCTACATCGTCAGCAAATCAACGAAGTAAGCGTCACGACGAGGACGCTTACTACGCAGTTGGCGGTTGTCGTGACGAAGCTCGACAATATCATCGACGTTTTGAACAACTTAAATAAGGAAAAGTGAAGTGTATTTGTTGTTGATAATGTTTGCAGTCGGGTTCGTTATAACGGAGTTTATCAACGATGAAGAATAGACTGAAAAAATCTACGCTTAAGGTTACAGGGGTCACTATCCACGAAGGGGCTCCTATCGTAGACGGATTGACTGAAAACCGGGAACGGCGCTACCCGCTGTATGGTCGAATCCGTCTCTCCATCTACACGAACCAGGGAACGCTTCACGTCGCAACGGCTGCGGGGTTCGTGTTTGACGGACGCTCCGGGCCTAAAATCGTTGATTGGTACGCGCCCAATTTAGGAACACTCGAAGAACGCATCTGCTGGCTGGTACACGATGCTAACGGGTACGGACAGGACCTGTCCTTTGGAGACACAAACGTGTTGCTCTACGCGATGCTGCGCGACATCGCGCACTACCGCAAGAGCAAGGCGTCGGTGATTCAGCTGGCAGTTTCGCTTTCTGATTCTTGGTATGGTGAGCCCAAACCTGATGACTGGTGCTTTGCGAATGTTGATAAAGTGTCTACTTTGTGGATCTAAGTATTCATTTGGTAATTTGTTTGTAGACGGCTGAAGGCCGTCTTTTTTTGTTCGGACTAAATTTGCACAAATTTTCCCAAAACGCCGATTCTCCTTTGCTGACTTTTATTTTTCGAAATGGCTCCAGGAAATTCCTGGAGCTATTCATTTAATCTACAAAGGAGATTAATCATGCCTTATGTAACGAATCAAAACAACGGTGGTACGTCGGCGCTTGGCGTTCTCGGCACTGCTTTTGGCGGTACCGCTCTCGCTTCCATTCTCGGCCTCTTCGGTGGCAACGGTGTTGGCGGCCTTTTCGGCAACGGCAATCCGGCTTCGAGCGCTGTATATCAGCTGTCTCAGAAGGACACGGAAATTGCGGAGCTCAAGGCTGAACGTTATTCCGACCACAACACGGCCGCCCTCAACTTCGAAATCGGCAACCTGAAGCAGCGTCTCGCCGCAATGGAAGCTGCCGCCCCGCTCCGCGAAAAGGTGGTCGAGGAACAGATCGGCTTCGCCAATGGCACCATCGCGCGCCTTGTGCAGCCGATGATTCCCGGTGCCTTCGTCGCTCCCACTTCTTCCGCGGCCCAGACCGCATAAGAATCGAGGTGAAACATGAATATCGCTCTTGACCAGGCCGTTACTGGCCTCGCATCTTACGCGGAGCTCGACGTGCTCCCGCTTTTGCCGAACGGAACGAAAAAATTTACCGCTTATATGGCCGTTGCGGCTTTTAAGCGAGCCCCGAACGTTATCTTGAAACCTTACGAACAATATCTCAAGATGTTTGGGATGCTTTCTGAAGATGGCAAAATTGTCAACGTCGATGTTCTGGCCGAAAGTCTAAAATCGACTTTCGCGCAGGTGCCGACTGTGGAGCTGTTTGGCTTCACGTTCGAGGCTCATGATGTCGATAAACTTGTTTCTCGACTTGGAGGCCAGTAATATGGAAGAATGCGAAAAGAACGTGCTTATCCGCACCAAGCAGAATTTGCTTCGCAACCTTGAAAGTATCAACGATGCCATTGAATCCAGTATTCTGCCGCTCGGCGACCACATGGTCCTCGATGACATCAAGGATACGCTCAAGGGAGTGAAGTGCATCAATGAACTTCTTGGTGTCGTTGCAAAGGCTCCCGCGAAGACTGCGACGGCGGTCTAGCGCTTGCCTTTTACGTCAAGGCGACTCGCATCGATGCGGGTCGCCTTTTTGTTATGTATGCACGTTTTTATGCACTTTTTATTTAATGTTTTTGGGTATTTACTGACTTTAAACTAAACGTGATTAAACGGATATAAACATTATAAAACCGCGTAAATATTGGTGAAATCGTGGTTTTTGTTTAAAACGAATGGATTTGCATATTTTGCCGCTATAAAATAATCTATTTCGTTGGTGTGGGCTTGGGCATTGGCTTTAAAATTGTGTATGCACGGATTTATGCACTTTTTTATAAAAAAGAAAACCCGCATCGCTGCGGGCCGTTAGTCCATGGCTATAGTATAGAATTTTTCGGGCGGCGGGTCAAGTGAACACCTTGCTGATGGCGTCCTCCGCGTCGGTGTCGAGAATGTGACCGTAGATATCCAGTGTCATCTTGATGTTCTCGTGCCTCATGAGCTTCTGCACGACTTTCACGTTTACCCCTGCGCGGATCAGGTTGGACCCGAAGCTGTGCCTGAATCGGTGCGCGTGGGCAGTCCCCTGGAATCCTCCTGGAAGTGCGATTTGGGAATATTTTACGAGCGTCTTATAGTTGACAAAAAGCTTGCTCCATTGGCCGCCGTGCCTTTCGATTTCGCGCTTAAGCCTCGGACAGAGCGGAATCTTGGCAGGCTTGTCTCCCTTGCCCACGACGTAGATGTAACCGTCGTGGATGTCCTCCGGCTTAATCTTCATGACCTCGCTCCGGCGGAGCCCTGCGAATGCCATAAAGGCCCATGCGAGCCGGACGTTCGGTGTCGGAGCGTGAGCGATGATCCGGTCGATTTCGTCGATGGTCCAAAAATGGCGGACGGCCTTGACCCTCTTGCGCTTCGGGATGGCTTTTGCGATCGGGTTGCTCGGGATTATTTCCAGGACGTCGACGATGTACTGAAAAAGCATCGAGACGACCGTCTTGTTATTGTTGTAGGTTGTAGGGCCTACATCCTCGTTGCTGGCGAGGAATGCTTCGGCGAGTTCGGCCTTGGTGATCTCGGCGACCTGCTTTCCAAACAGCGATGAAATGGACTTGATGGAGTTCAGGAACATCGAGATGCTACCTTCCTTGAGTCCTTTCGCTCGCTGGAACTTTTCATACTTATCGACGGCTTCGCCGAGCGTCATCATCGACGGCGAGATTCTTGCGTCGAAAGCGCCTTGCCTTATGCGGTCCTGGAGCAGCAGTTTTGCCTCACTCCTGGATGATGTACCGAGACTGAAAAAGTGCACCGTTCCCTTCGACTTGTCGGGAACTCGCGCGTACCAGGTAAGTATGCCTTTTGACTTGTTTTTCTGGACTAACGTGATCATAAAAAGCTATTTCTTTTTGATTCCCCGGATCGTGTGATTTTTTACGCAGGCAAACAGGGCTCCGTTTGAAAAAAGATATTCGTTGCCGTGGACGTAGGTTTCGAGACTACCGTCATCTACAAGGCTGAGTATTTTATTGCGGCCGAATTTAAGTTTTTTCATGGCACCCTTGATTGTGTAGTACAGTTCGTCAAGAACGATTTTTGTGTCGATTCCAGGAATAAGTTCGTCTGTTTTCATATATTTTGCATTCCTCTTTGTTTCTGGTCGATTTGATCGGTAATGTGTTTCATGCAGCGAACAACGACGGCTCCACACTGGGCAAATTCCATCAAGGCGTGTTCCAGGTCGCCCTTGGAATAGGCGTTGAACGCTTCCGCGACTTCTTCCATGAGTACGCAGTCGGCACACCCCGGCGGCGTAGCGTTGCGGGCCTTGATACGCATTTCTGCTTCGGCCCACGTCTGCTTGCTTTCGTCGATGAACTTGTCGCAGAATTTTGGGTGCTTCTTTTCGGCGATTTTTAACTCGGTATAAATCCGCGCCGCGAAAACCTCGATAAATTCGTTTTCGCTCATTTTCCCTCCTTAAATTTATCTGCTATTAAAAGAAATTTATCTGACCATTTTCTATAAAATTCAAGTCTTTTTATAAGATTGCGTAAGTATTCTGCTCGATATTCCATTTTTATTTCTAACTTGCAAATTGTCGCCATGCGGTCGAGCGAACGTGCCATAAGTATGCAATATTTGTATTTATGGTGGCGAAACTTATCATCTTTTTGCGATATAACCCGCTCAACGCAACCGGCGTAGTAAACGTCTACATAGCGGTCATCTTCTTCCATACGGACTCTTTCAAGTCCTAAATTTTTAAAAGGATTCATCACTTCACCTCCGGCGCTTTCGGCTGCATTTCCTTGGCGATGATCTGACACTTCTTACAAAGCCAGCGGTGATGCCCGTCAACCGTAGTCTGCATCACCTTTTTCTGCTGTTCGCAAAGCCAGCAATATCCTTGCTTCATTTTTTCTCCTTGAATTTCTCGGCAAGTTTTCCCCATTTATCTCGCCATCTGTCAAAGTGAGCATATTTCCTTCGGTACATTCTAAATGCTCCAGACGAGAATGAATATTTAAGTCTATCTATTTCGGAAAAATTTGAAAAACTTATGGCTGCCGAGTTGCTGTATTCCACCATCGCCAAGCACCGCTTGTACTTCTGATGATTGGCGTTGTCAATGATTTCTCTGGAAATCCTGTTGTAATTTTCAATAAATGCCTTAAGTTGAATGATTTTTGTGTCCTTCTCCGCAATCGCCTTGTCGGCTTCGGACTTTGAATAAAAGAGTTTGTTGGATCGACCCTGCAACACTTTTTCAAGTTCAAAAAGACTTGCTACTTTCAGTTCGCTCATTTACATACCTCCCAAGTAATAACGAAATAAATTTTTCCAGGTAACGCGCCCCATTCGGGCTTGCCGAAATCGTAGCGGGCTCTTGGATTCTTGAATCTTATCTTTGGCGCGTTCTTGGCGTAACCATTTCGAAATTCAACAAAGTCGTATCGACGCATCTTTTGAATAGCCAGGTGGTTGACACCTCCGATGATGTTGCCGCCGTAAATCAGGTCGTAAGAGTCTTTTCCCTGATCTTCAGTTTGGCAAATGAGTCGCGACTGGTAATAAGGTGTATCGTCGCGGTATTCTTCCGTCTTGATGCCGGCTTTGATTAAATCAAACCACTGCTTTTTAATCGGCAGATAAAGCGTCTTAGGCATTGGTGAGAATCTCCGCGATGAAAAATGCAATTGTTACAAGTATTATTGCCGCGATGAGCACTTTTGCGAAAGCTTTGATAAAATGCCAAAGTAGACTCGCGATTATGATTAAGTCCAGTGTGTTGAACGTCTTACTCATTTCAAACTCCGTGCAGGACAGCTTTTGCTTCAATTTCTTCGTTGCTGGATTTGCGGTGGCGGGCGAGGTAGCGGTCCAGATCTGATTTGCGGAAAACATTTCTTTTGCCGACCTTGTGGTAAGCGAGCTGTCCGGAATGCGTGAGCTTGTAAATGGTGCTGCGATTTTCAGCCTTAATGTATCTGACAGCGTCGTCTGTGTTAAGGCATTCGTCGTTTGTGGCTTTCCCGAGAAGAGCCTGGAGAATTCGGCGCTCGGTTTCGGCGAGCATTTTGGCGACGTCCGTTTTTGTGGCGATTTCTTCGATATCCATTATATTTTCCTCCTTAAATCCAAAGGAATGCGGTGATGGCGGCGAAAAGGACGTCGAGGGCTAGAGCCATAGAAACGGCAAAGTCGCGCTCGGATGGCCGCGTTTTGTCGGCGGGAGTGTCGCTGCGTGTCCAGGCGTAGATCTGCGTGACCACGACGAATACGACTATGAAAGTGATTGGAATGACAGGTGGTGTGTACATGGTGACTCCTTCTTTATTCGAATTTTTTCGCTTTTGCTCGGCAAAGTTTTTCGACATTTGCCCATTTGCGGTAAAAGATTTTCCAGTCCAGCTCGTCGCCGTTGTCGTTCGTTGGAACGTACTCGCCTTGGACGCAAAGGTTTTTCATGTGCTCGGCTCTCGTCGCCCTAGCGGTCCACAAGAGGTGATTGATCTTTCTGTTCTTGACTTCGAGCTTGATGACCTCCTGGCACCACTGATCCAATTCCAGCCTGTGAGACGTTTCGATTTCTTTGAAGGCGGCGTCAACCTTATCTGCATTGTAGTATGATCCGGCTCGTTTGCAGATGCTGCCTTGAATTCGGTTCAAATTTTCGTACTTCATTTTATTTTCCAGGTTTTAGCGAAGTTGCCGTTTGCGCAGGCGAAGCAGACAAAGCGCTTGTCTTCTTGCTTGCAGTATTTTTTCATGCCGCAGATTGTGCAGGTGACATAATCACTGAATTCCTTGTGAAAGTTTGCCATTGTCGATACCCTCCATTTGACCATGTTTTACTTTGTGCATGTAAGTGCTGTAACTCATGCCGTTTTCCGCCTTGAATTTTGCCAGCCACTTACTTTGATATTCCTTGCTTTTGCCGGGATTCTTGGCGCGGCTTTGCTCTCGGTAGCGGTGCTCTCGCTCAAGAATCTGGGCGTACTTTTCGGGGTCGTTTGCCTTGATCCAGGCGCGGTGCTCTTTCTGGTAGCGGGCGTAATGGCCTGGATTGTCCTGACGGTAACGCTTGACTTTTTCGAGCTCATGTTCGCGGTTTGCGATGTACCAGTTGTGACGCGATTGCTTTTTGATTTCTTTATTTCCCGGCTTGGCGAGCCAGCGGGCGTTGCGGCGACGCTGCGATTCGCGGCCCTTTTCGGATTTTGCGTAGCGATCGTGTCGGGCTTTTTCTTTTTCCTTGTCGATTGCTTTTTTGCGCTCGTGCGGGTTCGCGCTGTCAAGCGACGGTTGTGGAGCCGCCTTCGGCATCTGCCGCTCGATAGCGTGCGAGAAGATCGTCTGCATCTTTTCTCGAAGGAGCTCGTCGAAACTTTTTTTACCGCATTCCATATTTGCCTCAAGGTCTTTTATAAGCGCATTCTTCGCACTTGAAAACTTGTCCGAAAATCATGTTCTTGATCATGTTTCCTTTTGTCTTGTATTTCCCGCAAAAGAAACAGTATTTGATGCTTTCGCAGTTCTTGTTTTGGTTGCTCATACTTTTCTCCTTCTTGAAAAAAAATGCCCTCCGGGTGCGGTTGGTATGTTTACGGAGCACTCGTTTTGTGTTGTGGCAAATTGTGCCTACACCCATCGGGCGATTTGTTTTATTCTTTGCCGTTGGCCTCTTCGACTTTGATGCCGCTGTATTCTTCGGGGTCTTTTTCCGGAGCGAAACGGATCGCGTTGTAATAGTCGGAATTGGTCGGCATTTCTTCAAGGTTTTCTTCCGGGATGTACAGCGGAACGAGGCCGACGATCAGGCGGCTGTAAAATGCGAGGTGAAGGCGGGGACATCCCTTCTTGTCCTTCTTGCCGTAAAGGCGGATTGCAACAGAGTTGCTTGTGTTTTGCTCCATTGCAGTGACTACCTTGTCGATGGCGTTGAGCCCGCTGGGGATAAATACGGCCCTGGTTTCGGATACGTGCTGCAAGCCTTCTGCTTTTGGCAAAATATTTTCTAAGTTCGGATAATCAAAAGTCTGATTCGGATCCAACGTGTCGATCATTCCCTGGCCACAATTTTTGATGAAGAATTCCTTTTTCTTTGCTGAAATCAAGGCGAAGCCGTTAGCGTATTCAATCGCCTGCATGTCGGCATAGAAAGCGAGTTCTTCGATTTCCTTATGTTCCATGTGACCGTTCAGGTCGAGAATTGCGAGCCGGTGGCCGTCACAAGCGTAAGCCAGCTGAGTCTTGAAGCTTACGAAAATTGCGGTGAGTGCGGCACGGTTGTCCTTGACTTTGGCGGTGCATTGTTTATTCATTGCCTTCAAGGTGTTAGCAAGAATTTCGAATTCAGTCTTTTCTTTTGCCATGTTGTTTTCTCCTTAAATATCTTCTTCTTCGGTTATGAAATAAGTGTCGTCGATTTCAACCGGAATTTCGTACATGATAAGTTTTGCAATTGTCATAAGAATTGGTGAATGGGCCAAGTTTTTAAAAACTGGCATTTTGACGTCTAAGTTACCGATTTTCATTTTCGCATCGGCGTAATGTTCGTCTTCTCTGAGAGAGAGAACGATGTATTTGTCTCTGTGTTCGTTTTGATATTCGTTAGAATGAAGTACAAACTCGTGTGTTCTTTTTTTGCCTTCATCGTTTGTGATTGTTACGGTTACGTTATACCAGCCGTATTGAGGATCTTTTTTGGCTTTGAGCTCCGTTGTTGATCCGTATTCGGCATCTTTAGACATGATGTCAAACACTTTGCTCAGCTTAATAGATCCGTCTTCTTCTAAAGGCAGTTTTGTCAAGCACTTTTGAAGCTGTTTAGCGCAACATTCGACAATGGATTTGTTTGCGTTCTTTTCAAATTCTGCGACCAATGCGTTTTGAGTTTGTTCAAGGAGATTTGGAATGTCAAATTTTTGATCGGGAATGGTTTTCTCAAGTGCTTCTTTAATCATTTTCCTGAACGGAGAACCGTAGCTGGAGTAAAAATCTTTGATTTCTCTTTCAGCAGCTTCGTGAACGGCGTTGACTGCGACTTTGTGAAGTCGGTCAATGTCGATTTTGATAGCTGGAATTTCTATGGCGGGCGTTGCGTTGATTTCGGCCATTATTTATTCTCCTCTTCGTTTTCGGTGGTTTCGTTTTCGGGTTCCTGGTCTTCGCCAAGAGCTTCGTTTGCTTCGCACTCAAAGGTTTCGCGGCTTTCCATGCCGAAGAATTGGCGAATGTCGTCGTTTACGCCGTCGAAGGGGTTGATAGCCGCGTCGCAAATTTCGTCGAGGAATTTATCGGACGCCTCGTACGGATGATCGAGGTAAGTTTCGCATTCGCCATCTTCATTTTCGTATTGGATTCCGATGAGTTCGAGAATGACCTGGGCGGCTTCGCGCCTTATATACCCTAAAGTTTCCTTGAACTTTGTATGGAGGACGGCGGATTCATTCAGGTTGGCTTCCTTGCGGATTTTTTCTTTGCGTTCGTAGTCCATTTGGCTTTTCTGGTAATCCCACGAATCCGTGTCCACTTCGTCGCTGGAGTCGGCGGGGCTATTTCTAGTCGCTCTTTCGCGGTATGCAAGGCCGTGTTCACAGGTCTTTTCGTTCACCCAGAACAAGGGCTTGATACCTTCTGCTTTCATTTCTTCAATGATTTCCTTTTCGTTGTCGTCATCGGTTTCGGCATCGTACCATCCACAGTATCCGTATTCAGCGTCTTCTCGCTCGTCTTCAGGAACTTCTTCGTAACCGTCTGCGATGTACTGCTTGCGGATGCGCTCGGCCTCTTTCTTCACCTGGGCGGTAAAGCATTCTCTGTCGAGGCAATAAGTGCACTGTACGTCGCCGAAAAGGTCCGTCTGCTTGTCGCTGCGGTTTTCGCAGTTCTTGCAGACTTTCTTTGCGTCGAACGGGGCGCGTTCCAGGAGCGGGCGCTCGTTCATGATCTTGTGCTTGAGATCTTCGGGGCTATTCCAGACGGCGAACCCCAGCCACTTCTCAACGTCGTTAGGATTGCACATGGTGAGCACTTCGGCGTGACCAAGGTTAATCTTGCCGGCGGCCAGATATTCCATGGCCTTGTCGCCGAGCTCGACGATTTTCCGGCGGCCTTCGGCCCAACGCGCGGATTTGCCGAACATGGCCCCGATTTCGGTACGGCTTTTGCCTTGCGCGAAAAGCTTCGCGACGGCGTTCGCTTCGTCGACGGCGGTCATGTTCTCGCGCACGATGTTTTCTGCCGTGGCGAGTTCGTAGGCGGTCGCATCGTCGACGTCGTAAAACACCGTGCAGGGGATGATTTTCATGCCGAGTTCCTTGCATGCCTGGAATCGACGGCTACCGGCGATGACTTCGTAGGTGCAGTAGTCGAGCGCACGGACCGCGATCGGCTGCAAAAGTCCGCTGGCCTTGATGCTGGCCTTAAGGTCTTCGACGCTCTCGATTCGGGTGCGCGGGTTGTTGGGGTTTTCGCGAATCTTGCTGATCGCGATAACTGAAGTTTGGGGTTTCATTTCGATGCCTTTGGATTGTGGTGAATATTTTTCGTCGAGTCGCTTGATCAGGTTTTCGTTTTCTCTGATGGTCTTTTCGGTTGGCCACTTGATTCCGTGCCTGAAACAAAAAACCTTGCACGTCGGGATCGAACGATGTTGCAGCCGTAGGCCGAGCGACAGAATTTTGACTTCGATGGTTGACCATGGTCGATACATCGTTCGAATCTCCTACAGCCTGCCTTCGACCATCTTGTAAAATGCCCGGAGCCCGCGCATCTGAGCCTTTGCGTCTTCCAGCGCGGAGTGCTTCAGGGTATTGCCTTCTTCGTTTTTTATGATAGGGAACACGTTCTTGATTGTACGGTAATCGTACTGGTCCCAGAACTTCCACGGGAACGCGAAACCGTAGACGCGCATGAATTCATTGAGGATGGGGAAGTCAAAGTCGAGCCCGCAACACCACACGCGGAATCCGCTGAACTTGCCGGTGTTAAAATTGTCGTAGAACCACTGCTTGAATTCGCCGATACCCTCGCGCGGGTCCTTCGTGCCGCCGAAAGCTTCGGCGTATGCCTCGTTGCTCTGCTTGCGCCACCAGGCCATCGTGTTGGGGTCGTCGGTGAATCCGTCTGCGCCCATCTTCTTGTCGTCGAAGCGGACGTAGAATTCGACCTGCTTTCCGTTCTTGTCGAATCCGAAAGCGCCGAGCGTGAGAACCTTGCAGCCGGGCTTCTGTCCGGTGGTTTCGATGTCGATCATGATCTCGTTAGTCAATTTTGTAACCTCTGTATTCGTTGTGTTTTGCCATGGTGAGTTTGATAGCCTTGATGCTGTCGGCGACGAGCGTGGTGTGCGCCTTGCCGATCGTGTTGCAGATTTCGGTGACGCTTGGGTGCGGCTTGCCGTTAATCTCGATGCGGTCGATTCGCAAGTCGTCGGGAACATGAACTGTGACCACGTAGGTGCCGAAGTTTGTTTGACCTTTGAGCCTTGTTACAGACATTTTTCTTCCTTCCATTCGGGTGGGTAGCGGAGCGGTTCTGCGCTTGCGTTGTCCGCCGGTTTCAGGCGAGCGCAAAAAATCGGATTCGGACAGCGGTGGACGTCGTAGTTGAACGCTAGGAGCCTTGTCATCTTTTTTCGAAATTCGTTGATCTGGCTGATGGTGGCGTCGGGGTTACGCCGCCGGATGTACCAGAAGTACTCCCGGGTCTTACCGACCTTGGCGCACAGCATTTCGAGCGCCAAGTAAAAGTTATTCCGTTTAATTACTTTGTTCACGTCCGTCATAAATCTTTTGATTAGGCGTTGACCTTGCGGGTTTGCTTGGGCGATACGCGCTGCATCTGGAGCGCGGGGTGGCCATGGTCCCACGCCCAGCAGATAGCGTCGGTGCGGGTCATGATGCCGAGCGGTTCATATTCGCCCTGGCCGTTCTTGAATTCCACGAAATACTTGGTAGCCATGTTTCCTCCTTAGAACGGCAAGTCTTCGTCGACTGCGGTGTTAGATTCCGGATTGGTGGCGGCGGCACCTTCCTGTGCGGCCTGGTTCTTGTCGGTGGTGCGGTGGCCCGTGAGTTCGATGCCGGTGCAGTTCAGGGCTCCCGTCGTGCGCGGAATACCGTCGTTGTCGGTCCAGTTGTTGATTTCGAAGCGGCCGGTGACGCACACCTTGTCGCCCTTGCCCAGGTGGACCTTGCGGGCGTAATTTGAGGAGCCCCAAATGACGACCGGAATCCAGTCGGTGGGGCGGCTGCCGTCTTCGCGCTTGTAATTGCGGTCCACGGCGATGGAAAATCGCACGCGTTCCTTGCCGTTCGGCATGGTAGTGATTTCGGGATTGTCGCCGAGGCGACCGACAAAAGTGCATACATTCGTTGACATAAAACTCCTATGCGGTAATAGCGTTTGAAACTTGATTGATGATTGCCTGCGCCTCGCTTACGACGGCCTTGCGGTCGATCGGAGGGAGTATCTTCTTGCCCGCCTGGATAAGCGGTGCGTAGACTTGCGCGAGCTGCTTGAATGCGGGGAGCCTGCGCAAATCTTCGTCTTCCTTGTACGGGAGCCACGAATGCGCGATTCGCTGTTCGCACTGGAATCCGATGTATCGCTGCTTCATGCAGAATTCAAGGTCGGCGATGGTTGCCGCGTGCGGCATCATTCCGATGTTTTCGTGGTAGCGGTGGGCGTCGCGGAACAATTCCGGAAGCTTGCGCGTGCAGCACGGAATTTTGTCGATGAACTTGACGGTCATCATCAGGTCGGCGTCGTTCAAGCGTTCGCCACGGAACTTGAAGATGTCTTCCTTCACCAGGTACTCGATGACCTGCACTCGCAAAAGCTTTGCCAAACTGTTTACTTTGTCCTGTACATTTTGCATGGTTATCCCTTGTCGCAACGACTGTTCATCGGATCACGGTTGGCGGCTTTTTCGAGCATCTGGCAAGAACATTTTTCGCAGATGTAAAACCTTCTGCAGAAAAATCTGCTAGACGAACTTGATGTTTCGACCACTGTCTTTTTGAAGTAGTCTTCAACTTTTCCGCAGAAGTCGCAAGAAAAGTTTTTGTGCATTTCATTTCCGTCAAAATCAAGTGTCATGGTGTTACCTTCTCAAAAATCGACTTTGTGAAAAATTCGGTGCGGGCGTCTGCGTCGGCCTGCCTGAAGCTCTTTGCGGCGGCCGGTCGGCCCGCGTTTTCGAGGCGCTTCTCGACAAGCTTCTGCTTGCGGATCTCGCGCCACACCCAGTTGCCCTTGCGGAGCACTGCCGCGTGGTTCTTGTAGCGCTTCGCGGCCTTGCCGTCGTTCTCGATGTAGGCGTCGAGAATCTCGATGGCGAGCTGCAAGTCGGCACCGTACACTTCGCGCAGGTGGTGGCCCTCCGCGTCGGTGAGCATCACGTGCCTGCAGGTGCCGTAAGCCTTCTTGTTCGGATCGGCGGCGGTCACGGCCTTCGTCATACGACCTCCTTGTCGAAAATCGACTTGCTGAAAAACTCGGTGCGGGCGTCCGTGTCGGCCTGCTTGAAGCTCTTCGGGGTGTTGGTCGCCTTTTCGAGGCGGGCGTCTTCGGTCTTCGCGCGTTTGAGCGCATTGTCCACCCAGCTGTCCTTGCGCATCACGTAATAGTGGTTGCGGGCTGCGTATTCCTCGCGCCAGCACTTGGAATTTCCCTTGTCGTCGCCGTCGGCCTTGCTCGGGAGCCCGAGCATGTAGTTTTCCAGGATGCCCACGGCGCGGTCGAAATCTTCGCCGTAATAGGTGCGCAAGTTGTCGGCCTGGGTGTCCGTCAGGTGCACCAGGCCATATTCGCCAAAGGAACGCACGGGAGCCTTGCCGGAATGGCTTACCGGCTTGTCGTTTTTAACCCTCTCAGGAGCGGCCCCCGTGCGCTGACTCTGCCGATCCTCGTCTGTGCTTATCGGGGTTGTGGTGACGGGTGTGGTAGCTAAAGGTTTGCCGGATTCGGGGCACACCGCCGGCACGGTGCTACCAGTATTACTATCCCCTTGGGTCTTATCGGAGTCTCTAAAGTCTGCGCAGGATCCGCCTGCGCTCGGGGCTGTCGACGCCGGGTTGTTTTCGTTTTGCGGGTCAGTTGAAGTTCTGCCGGATTGTGCAGCCGCGTCCGGCGCGTGGGACATAGCACCCTGCATGGTGCGATACTTGGCAGCGAGCGCAAGTCCGCCTTTGCGACCGTTTTCGGTGTTTATTTTGCTGACTTTCGCGATTCTTTCTTTGGTAGACTTAACGATAAAGGCTCCGAAAGACTTGCCGCGGGAATTGCCTTCGGCGAGGTCTTCAATCGACTTCCGGACGTCCTTGACAATTTGCTTGTCATCCAATCCGGAAAAATGATCGATAAAATCGGAGTACATTATTTTAGCCCAGTTCATCGATTACCGTTTACGCCTGTTGACCGTATGTTTTGAAGACGGCCTCGGAAACGATTGCTCCAATAGTCATCTTTACGCCAGTTTCTTCGAATCGGCGTTCCTTTTCGACCTTGGCAAGATCGGCGGCTTTAGTGCTGATGGCTACTGCCGTTGTATCAATTACTTTGTTGTTTGCCATTTTAACTTTCTCGTACATTCTTTGTAACTAGAAATTATTGAGAAATTCTCAATTTCATAAAGAATGTATAAAATATCATTGAGAAAGTCAATAGGTATTTAAAAAAAAATTAAATTTTATTGAGAAATTTTTATTTTTAGGGTGGTGGAACCCGATTTTAACTTCAATAAATTTCTTCATAGAAAGAATTTCAAGCAAAAAGATGCTGCGGCTGCTGTTGGAGCGTCAATGGGTCTTATTGGTACTTGGGCTGCCAAAAAGGCTGTTCCTAGCTATGAGAAAATGGCAAAGCTGATAGATGTGGGTATTACCGCGCAGGAACTTTTTGGCGAGGAACTAGGATCTAAGTTGATTGAAAACTCGTCAGTTTCGTCTGTGGAAGGTCTTTCACCAGAAATGCAAGAGCTTCTTAAGCATCCGGACTTTGTTGCCGGTATGAAAAAAGCTTTTTCAGAAATCGAATCCAAGAAAAAAGATTGTAAGTAATCGTAGCGAATCGGCATAGCGAATCGGCATAGCAAATCGCCATAGCGAATCGGCATAGCGAATCGCCATAGCGAATCGGCATAGCGAATCGGCATAGCAAATCGCCATAGCGAATCGGCATAGCGAATCGCCATAGCGAATCGCCGTAGCAAATTGCCGTAGCAAATTGCCGTAGCAAATTGCTGTAGCAAACCGCCATGGCAAACGGCCATAGCAAACCGCCCGAGCAAATCGCCATAGCAAATCGCCTTGGCAAACCGCCATGGCAAACCGCCTTGGCAAATCGCCCGAGCAAACCGCCTGAGCAAATCGCCCGAGCAAATCGCCCGAACCAACGGCCATAGCCAACAGCCATGGCAAAATGCCATGGCAAATCGCCATGGCAAACCGCCTTGGCAAATCGCCATAGCAAACCGCCCGAGCAAATCGCTCGAGCAAACCGCCCGAGCAAATCGCCCGAGCAAACCGCTCGAGCAAATCGCCCGAGCAAACCGCCCGAGCAAACCGCCCGAGCAAATCGCCCGAGCAAATCGCCATAGCAAATCGCTTAAGCAGAGTGCCATAGCAGAGTGCCATAGCAGGGTGCCATAGCAGGGTGCCATAGCAGAGTGCCATAGCAGAGTGCCATAGCAGGGTGCCATAGCAGAGTGCTGTAGCAGGGTGCCGTAACAAGAAAAACAAAAGACTACCTGTAGCGGTTAAACGCAAAAAGGCTCTGGTGTTCCCGGGCGTTTTTTTTGAAAAAAGTTTTCTCTGTCTATTGACTAGTAGCCAAAAATAGGCTATATTATAGACATGTACAAAGTCACCCTCAAGAAGTCCGCTGAAAAGTCCGCGAAGAAGATGCCTAAGTTCGAACAGGCCAGGCTCGCACAGCTGATCGATGCCCTGAGACAGTCCGGACCGGTGCAGCCATCCTTCATGAACTACTCGAAACTTGGAGAAGGCGACTACCACTGCCACCTTTCACGCAAGTGGGTGGCGTGTTGGAAAAACGAGAACGGAACCCTAACAATCGAGGTATACTATGCTGGCAGTCGTGAATCAGCCCCGTACGCGAAGCACTGAGGAAGCATCCTTCCGCATCGAAGGAAAAGTGCCCAGGTTCGTCGTCATGTTCCTGGAGTCCGCCTTCAACAAGGCGCTCAAGGTCGAGGTCTCGGACGATGACGACGATGACGACGTCGCTATCCCGGTCGAAGAGTCCGAATGGTACAGGGAAATCAAGGCGTCCATGACCGCCGGGGACACTGTCAAGGCCGACCGCGGACTGCGCGGCTGGACCCAGAAGGTACTCGCCGGAAAGCTCGGAATCTCTGTCCAGAACCTCTCCGAGATCGAGCGGGACGTGCGCCCGGTTTCCCGGAAGATGGCCGCGAAGCTCGCCGAGGTGTTCAACACCGACCCGGCGTCCTATTTCAGGTTTGCGAAATAGGCACGTACCGATGTGTGGTGCACTCGGTAAAGTAAGTGCAAAAAGGCTCGGGTAATTCCCGGGCCTTTTCTTTATAGCGAAAGCAGGTTGCGGATGAGGGTCATCGCTTCTTCGATGGTGAGGTCCTTGCTCGCCAGCTTGACCAGGATGGCGTAGATATAACCGAGTGTTTCCGCGTTCTTCATGGTGCTCCCGTCATTTCCTACTAATTTTGTATTAATATAGAATAAAAAATCTAAATATTTGTAAAAAAAATCGTAAAATTTATAAAAATTTGTAATTTAATTCCAAAATTGTACTATATTTTTCCGCATGGTGAACGTGAAAGAATTTATTGCGCGTATTGGAATCAGCCAGGATGAACTCGCCACGAGGCTTGGCCTGAAGCCTTCCACCGTCTATTCGTGGACGTCCAAGAAGACGACGCCCACCTACGACGTGTGCGTGAAGCTTCTGGAGATGGGAATGACTGTCGAGGAACTTTTCGGCAAGCCGTATCTTTCGAGTATCAGCGCGACGCACGAGGAACTGGATGCCGCCGTGGCGGCTTCGCTCAAACGACTTGTCGCCAAGCTTGGCGATATCTAACCACAGGAGAAAATCATGGATCACAAGGAATATTCTGAAACGCTCGACAAGGGGATGGCAATTGCCCGCGAACACTTTGCGGAGATCGAACTTGCCATCTGCAAGGGCAAAAGACTTGCTGTCGAAAACTTCATGGACTGGCTCACCGTCTGCGTGAATACGGCTTCCAAGGACCTCGAAAAGACCGGAGATGCCGTGGGTGTGCTCAACACGACGCTTGCCTCGATGAATTCCATGCGCGAGGTTTTCAGGGAGAAGCTTTCGAGCAATGTCCACCTGGTTTCGAAGTCGGTCGCGGACGATACCAATGGTCGATAGGCCGCTCTACTGCATCGTAGCGGACCCTGCGCAGGCGCGGCTCGCCAAGCCGGACCTGGGCAAGTATAGCCCCAAGGAACTTGCCGCCAAAGAAGGCGTTGCGCCAAAGACCGTTTATGCCTGGTTACGTGATGGTCTGCCGTCGCTCCGGCACGGCGAACGTGGTGACATATCCATCTTGTACCAGGACTATGTCCAATGGATGATCGACTGCGCCCGCAATCCCGATTCGAAGGTCAAGGGGGTGCCTGTGTGGGCCTATTGGTTTATCCGGGCGCATGACGCCGCCAAAGGGCCCGTTTCTCGCTAAAGGTTCCTGATTCGGGGCCTTTTTTGTTTTTCTATAAAATGTATTGACATTAGAGCAATATGTTTGTATATTAAGATTATGAATATCACGGAACATGCGCTCGATAGGATGCTGGAAAGAGGCTTTACTCCTGAAATGCTCGGGAAATTCCTCAACTCGGCGTACCGTATCGAAACGGCAAACGATGGGCGGTACAAGCTGATCGGCGTCGTAGATGGAGTTTCGTGGACTCTTATCGTTGAATCGGACATGTACACGGTGGTCACCGTGAGAAGGTCACACGGAGGTGAAGCATGACGAAGGATGAACTCAAGGCTGGTCTGTTGGCGGCCGGGCATGTCGTGGTCGAAGACCATCTGACAAAGGATGAATTGGAAGACGTCGAGCGCGAACTTGACGAAACCGTGGGCATCGATGACGAACGGATGGCTGAACTTGCCGCAAAGGCGAAGGCCGCGCTGTCTTCTGTGCGCCCGCGCATGAGGATGGTCTCGTTGCGTCTTGATGACGAGACTGTCCAGAAGATGAAGGCAAAGGCCGCTGAACTCGGTATGCCTTACCAGGCGGTGGCGAGGAAGGTGTTACAGACGGCTTTTGCCTAGATCTGCGAAACCTCTTTCAAACATAAGGTCCCGTTCGGGGCCTTTTTTTGTTATGCAGATGAGATTGCGACGAGTGTCTAAAAGAGAAAAAGAAACAAAAAGAGAAAAGTATTATCTTATACTCTATTTTTCTTATATATACTTCTATATATATTATATATAAATATATATAGCGTTTTAGGAAAAAATTTTTTTTGAACAGAATTTTTTGAAAAATTGGCGTTTTTGGCTTGTTTTTTGCATTTTTGTCTGTTTTTGTCAGCAAAAAAGTGTTTTTGTGATTTTCCCGGTGAAAACGAGTGTCGTTTGCAGGCATGATGCGGGTATTCGCCCGTAGCTGCTGCCTGTGTTAGCGGACATGGCTCATGGCATATTGATGGCTTACAGACGTCGCGCGGGGCGTTTCTCTGTGGCGGGTGCTTCGGGTAGGCGGGCGGGCAAAACGGGCCGTGTGCGCCGTGCATGGTGCCGCGAACAGGCCTGTGGCGAGAGGGGCGCGGGCGGCGGGGCGTGCGGCGCGGCCGTTGGGGGTTAACTTTGGTTAAATATCCGGGCGGGGCCCCTGCGTGCGGTTTGGGTTAAGGCATCGTTCGGATCTCTCGCGCGGCACTCTACAATCCTTTAACTTGGTTAAGGTTGGCGATTTTGTCAGTTAAGAGGTTAATCAACCGCTAGAACGCTTGTTTAAAGGCTTTTTCGCCTGTTCTTGCGCCAGTTCTTGGGCGGGCTGATAGTATCAAGTTAAGCGGTTAAACTCAAAGTTAAGCGGTTCAGAGCCCCCACCCCCGCCCGGTAGGCCCCCCGTCAAAAAGGGTTGCTACATCCCCCCGGGGGGTCTATGGGGGGGCGCGCGCGATT